ACAATTCAATGTCCGCCGTGAAGCCGCCATGCCCGGAGTTGTAGATCACCACCGTGTTGGCCGCCTTGACGTAGGAGATATCGCCGATCCTCCCCAGGCCGCCCGTTCCGGTGGGCATGGTTTTGACCAGATAACTCGTGTTCCCCTTGTTATGCGTCACGGTCACCCCGTCCTGACCGGCCAGGGTCACAGCACCGCTCATGAAGACATTGCCGTTCGATCCGGCGACCGCCGTCGGCCACGCATCCCTGGACACGCCACCCAAAGTGAGGTTTTTGAAGTACCCATTCAGCCAGCGGAATACGGCGGATCCTATGTTCTTCGTATCGGTCACAGACGGCAATATGTGACTCAGAGACGCCATCTTATGTTCCAGCCCTGCCGGGCTGACCGCCCGCCCATCGTCCACGGCGGCATCGATCTCGGCGGTGGAGGCGACCTCCAGGATGCCGGCCTTGGACTGGCTCGCCGCCGCCACGTCCGCCTCCTGCTCGACCCAGACCCCGGCCGTGCTGTAGTCGTCCGGACGGACCTTGTAGGGGTGGTTGGTGGTATCCTCGGCGTCGGTGGATGCCGCGACATACTTGAAATAGAGCAGCTTGTTGCTGGACAGGGCCACGATGGCCCGGTCGCCGTCGGCCAGGGCGAGGCGGGAATAGGAGTCCAGGGCCCGGGCGGCGCCCCCGGTCAGGGCCGTGCAGTTGTAGGTCGTAATAGGCATTTGTCACACCTCCTCATTATGAGTAGCCCCATACATCGATGGGCGGCGCCATAGCGTCTCCCCACGCATCGCCGGCGCCGAAGGCGTCCTCGATGGCCGCCAGTCGCACCGATTGGAGCGTGATGCCGGCCGCCCAGGCCGTCAGGTCCACCAATTCAAAGGCGGGGATTTCAGCGTATCGCACAAGATGCCAAACCCCCGTCCAGGGATGGCGCCAGTAGAACGTCTCCGCAATATCCGCCTCGTCTACATGGGCGGCCAGCAGGGCCTGGTCGTACCCGTCGAGCCTGGGATAGGAGAGCCGGAATATCGTCCGGGCCGTCGTGAACCGCCGGCGCCCGTGGACATAGCCGTATTCGCTTTTCGTGGTCAGGCCGGTCGTTTCCCGCTGTTCCGACAGGGGGTATCCAGGCGGCATGGACAGATTCGGGAAATTCGATGCACTCATATAGCCGTTCCTCCGCCGTCATAGTCGCTGTGGTAATAGACCGTCTCGTCGTATTCCAGGCCGGACAGGCTGAACAGGCAGTCCACGTCCCGGGCGATGTTGGTCACGCGGTACTGCATGGCCTCGCCCGTTGCCCGGCCGATGACGTACACGTCGTCCTGGGCCTTGCCGGTCAGGTCCGCATCCAGATTGAACGTATCCGTCTCCGTATCCCAGGGTCCCGTGATGGCGCGAGCCTCCAGGCTGTCGTCGGCCAGACGGACCCAGATGGTGCAGTTGCCGTCGTAGGTCGCCTGATCCAGGCAGATGGCCTGGTCCAGGACGATGACGTCATCGGCAACGCCTGCCTGATCTCCCAGGCGGCCGCCAAAGGTCAGGTCATTGCCCTCGTCCTGGGCCACGACCATGTCGCCGGGCAGGCAGGCGATGGCGTCCACGTCGGCGGCCCAGGTCCGGACCCGGTTCAGGCGGTCCGACATCTGCATCCGCAACAGCCCGTAGCGCCGGGCCTCGTCCTCGCTGGTGCAGCCCCACAGGAACATGCTCTCGACAGTGGGCACCCGTGTCAGGCTGTCGTATCCGGCGGATTTGATGGGCACCTTGTCGCGCCTGTACCCGTAGGCAGCATTCAAGTACTCGATATAATACATATCCGGCCGGTTCGTCCGGGGCAGGAACTCCGTGACGGCGGATCCCTCCAGGATGTTCCCCGGACCGAACACCTGGGCCGGGGCTGCCACGGGGGCCTCCAGGGCGACGCGGATCCGCTGGCCCGCCTGGACGATCTGGGCCCGTCCGTGCTGGCAGATCTTGGCCAGGGCCGCGGCCAGGGACATCTGGGAGTCCAGGATGCCGTTCAGGGTGATGCGCTTAACCCCGTCCACCAGGCCGTCGCACCAATCCGCCCAGGCGGCCCAGGTGGCGTAATCCAGGCGTGAGGGGGCGATCCGGTAGCCGTAGCGCTCGTTCGTGAGCAGGTCGTAGGCGGCCCATGCGGGATTGGACGACGCCACCGACATGGTCCCGCTGTCAACGAACGCCCCGGCGGAGATGGACCCGCGCACAGTGATCGTGCCCCGGTCCCAGACAGCGGACACCACCGGGGCCCGGTTGTTCAACCGTTCCGACCCGTCGATGGCCAGGGCCAGCAGGGCCAGGTATGGATAGGCCAGGGCCTCGTTCAGGATCTCGTCCAGGGCGGTCCAATACAGGTCGGACATCTTCAGGGTGGAGGCCTCCTCGGCGCTCAGGCGGGCCAGGCGCACCTCGTATTTTCCCCGCGCCAGGCCCGTGATGGGGTATTGACGCCGGACCGGCTCCCGCTGACGGGCCGTGACGGTGTAGTCGTCCAGGTGGATCCAGGACCCGGCGCCCACCTCGCGGTAATAGATGGCGAACTCACAGTCGTGATCCACCAACTCGGAGGAGCTGTTCACCTCGAACAGGCCGTTGGGCCAGGTGACCTGGACGACCATCTCGTCGCATTCGCCGCGCGTGGCCACGACGAAATCGTCGTCGTCGGCATAGGCCGCGGCGGGCGGCGTAAAATCGGCGGGATAGTACACGCCGGACAGATCCACGCCCGGCTTGTGGAAATAGGCGTTCTTGACGAACCGCAACTCGTCGAGGTTGCCGCGTCCATACCGCCAGGCGCTGTCCACGTAAGCCAGGCCGACATAAAAGTGCTGCTCGCTGGATACGGCCGGCAGGCTGTCTCCCGATGTCTTATAGCCGCACTGCCGGCCGTCCACCCAGATCCCCCAATCATCGGCCCAGCGGTTGACCTCGATATGATGCCAGGCCCCGTCGGACAGGTCGATGCCATACGTGCTCAACAGGGGGGACGTACTGAAGGCCCAACTGCCCAGGATGTTGAAGGCGATGATGTCGTTGGTCTGGTCGTAGAACAGGCCCCAGCCGTTGCTGTAATTGCCGTAGGCCATCAGTCCGTAATATCGGGTAGCGGGATCCAGATCCGGCAGCCATTGCAGGGACGCGCCAAAATCCGCGCTGTACAGGTCCCAGTCCGTGGAGGCCACATAGAGGTAGGATGAGCCGTTGAACGCGGCGGATCCGGCGCCCCATTTTTTGTGGGTCGTGTCCAGCGTGACGCCTCCGATGTTGCCCAGGGTGCGGGCATTGGGAGAGGCGTCCGTCACGACATCAGAGTCGAAATGCATCGATATCAAGGTCCTTTTGGCCACCTTGATGGTCAGCTCCCGGTATTGATGCAATTTCTCGTGGCCGGGCGGCACGTCCTGGTCCGACGTTCCGGCCCTGGTGGCGAAGGCATAGGCCTCGTATGCGGTCAGGGGGTCGTTGCCGAGGTAGATGTCGTCCGCGGACGCCGGAGGCGTGGCGACCTCCCCCTCGCAGACGCCGATCAGCAGGTATAGGGTCTGCTTGTCGTTGTTGTTGTTGGTCTCCACGTAATAATTGATGATCTGCCCGCCGCAGCGCATTCGGCCATACAATATCGGAATTGCCAGCTCCGGCGACCAGGAATTCTGGGGGCCGCCCCAGCCGTAGGTCATGGTGCCGCCCATCGATCCGGTCCCATAGGACGACAGGCCGGAGAGGGCCGGGCTGTTGGAGGCCAAATCCGGCGGGGGCAGAAGGGCGTTGACGATCATGGACCCGGCGATGGTCACGGCTGTGCCCACCGCGGCGGAGACGAACAGTCCCGCCGTGGATAAGGCCGTGACCGTGGCCGTGGCGGTCATGGTCGTGGTCACGAAACCCATCGCGGAGGCGGCGGCCCCGCCCGTTACCACCGCCAGGGCCGCCACGGCGATCATGGCCAGGGGGCGGACAATGGAGCCGAGGCCGCTGTCTCCGCCGAATCCGAGGCGCGGTATGACGGCCAGCCGGTCCCCCGGACGGACCGGCGCGGACCAGTCGGGATCCACGGCCCGGTTGTGCAGGACGATGCACTCCGCTGGGGTGACGCCCGGGAAATGGGCGTGGATGACCTCCCGGACAGAGGACCCTACCGGGAGGTTCGTTAGGTTCGTTAGGGACAGAGCCCCTAAAGGGGCTCTGTCCCTAACGAATCCTACATGGCGGTAATACCCGCGGATGCGGCGGCGCCAGGCCGGGGAGGACAGACGGTCGATGGTGACCCCCGAGGCCCGCCGGACGTGCAGAAACCGATCCGCGGCGACGACGACACCCACGTGGGACACCAGGATCGGGTACGGGTAGGCCAGGGCCACCAGTGCCCCCGTCTCGGGGCCGTCCAGGGCCTCCCAGGCGGTCTGGAAACGTTCCATGACGGCCCAGATGGTCTCCGGCGTCTGAATCCCGCATGCCGTGCCGTAATCGGGGAGCGTTTCGCCCCGCCGGCGGAACACCTCCAGCAGCAGGCCGTAACAGTCGTAGGCATCCGGCCCGCGGCCGCCCTCGGCAAACGGCAGACCGATCAGGTCCGCGATATCTGGGGTCATGTCACGCATCCGCCACACTCTCCGCTGTTCCGTTCTCGTCGAATCCCACGCCCGGGATCCCCGGGAACCCGCCGAAGCGGGCCGTGTTGGAACCGCCGTTCATGGCCGCGCAGGCCGCCAACGTCTTGTTGCAGCTGGCCGTGGCCCCGCTGTAGCCGCACTCCGTCCCCTTGAACGCCCAGCGGCAGTTCTGGCGCGTGTAGACGTAACGCGGACAGCGTCGGACCCACAGGTTCTCCGGCTGCAATTCGATAGACACCCACTCCGCCGTGCAGGCGATCTTGCCCACGGAGAAGGTCTCCTCGATGACCGCCGCCTCGTCCAGCTCCTCCGAATAGACCACCCGGAGGATCACCTCCGCGGCGCCCATGCCGTCCAGGGCCTCGATATAGCGCTGCACGGCCCGCAAGACGTTGGACACCCGCACGGAGACGGACTGCACGGAGCCGTCCGACGTCTGCTTGGCCTCGTCCAGGTCAAAGGGGTAGGCCGTCCAAGTCTCGCCGTCCCAGACGATGTCCTCGGTGTTGCGCACCAGGCGCAGGACCGTGGAGCCCACGTCGTGGAACTGGACCTCCAGCAGACACAGCCAGGCCCCGCCGTCGGAGAGTTTGTTCTTGGCCAGGGCGATGGCCGATGACAGGGACAGGGGCATGTCAGGACCTCATGTTGCCGATGGCGGTCTTGAGGGGGGCATATCGGCCCATGCCCTCCACGACGATATCCAGGATCCACTTTTTGCCGTCAAAACGGGGCGTGCCCTGCTGGGTGCCGGACAGGTCCGTGCCGGACCGGTTGATGATGTTGATCTCCACATTAGGAGGGACAGAGCCCCTATGGGGCTCTGTCCCTAATGCCTGTACGTCGCGCCGGGACAGGACCCACTCCCCCTTCTGGAGGATGGCCGGGACCTCGTCCGGTGCCAGATATCCGCCGCCGTGCATCCGGGGCGCCCCGGCAAAGGCGATGTTAGGGACAATGCGGTACGACCCGCCCGTCTGCCCCACCATGCCGCCCTGGTGAAACGACACGCCAAACAGGGTCCCCAGGTTGAGGCCCTCCAGGGCATTAGGGACAGAGCCCCATAGGGGCTCTGTCCCTAATGCCCCCGCCGTCACCTGTTGCGACAGGACCTGGGCGATGGCGCGCTGGACCGATGTCAGGAAGGCGGTGATGTAGTCGCCCAGGGACTTGAGCTTCCCCTGGAAGGAGTCAAAGAAGAAGTCGGAAAAGGCCTGCTGCATACTCTCGGCGGTCTGCTTGGCCACGTCGTGCATCTGGCGGCCCGTGTCGGTCCAGGCGTCGGACAGGTCGTCCAGGGCCCGGACCGCGGCCCGGAGGGGGTCCTGGAGGTCCAGCTCGCGGCGGAGACCGGCCAGGGCGGCGCGGGTCTTTCCCAGGGCCTCGGCCTGGGCATACCAGGCGGCCGGGTCCTGGGCCTTGTCCAGGCCGGCCAGGTAGTCCGACTGGGCCGCTGCCAGCTCGTTCGTCAGGCGGATCCGCTCCGCCAGGGTCGTGCGGTGGGCGGCGCCTTCGGCCTCCAAAAGGTCCAGGGCCGCCAGGCGGGCGTTGATCTCCGCCTCCCGGACGGCCTTGTCGGCCTCGCCCTGGATGCGGCGGCGCTGCTGGGCCTCGGCGGCGTCCACGGCGGCGATTTTTCGCCCATAGTCCTCGGCGTCCAGGACCCCGGCGTTGTAGGCATCCAGCCAGGCCTGGCGCTGCTTGTCCGCGGCGTCCGTGGCGGCGTCGATGCGCCTTTGGGCCTCTGTGCGCAGGGATTCCGTCAGGTCCCGGTCGGCCTGGACCGCGGCGGAGGCGGCCTTCAGGAAGGCCTCCCGGGAGGCGGAAGACCTGGCCGCCTCTTCCTCGGCCTTAGCCTGGGACTTCATGGCGGCGGCCCAGGACCGGATCGATGCCGACGCCCCAGGGATCCTCTTGAATTTTTCGATCAGGTCAGACGCCTTGTTGTCGATTTCCTCCAGGCGCTTCCCGAATTCTGACAGGCCCGACTTGGCGACGTCGGCGTTCAGATCGCGCAGCGTCTTGCCCCAGTCCTCCTGGAGGCCCTTCAGCTTCTTGTCTTCCTCCGGGGCAGCGGATATCCGTGGCGCGGCCGTGGCGCTCCTTGTCTTCGCCGGATCCCACGCCTTTTCATAATCCACCAGACGCCGTGCGAAATCGTCCATGTAGGTATCGAGAATCTTGCCGGACACAACATTCTCGGATGAATTCCGCCAATCCTTCCATGATTTCTTCATGTCCTGAAAGGCTTGGTCGGCTGCTGAAAAATCTCCCGAAACGATCAGGGCCGCCACCCGGCCGATATTCCCCAGAGTGCGCAGCATATCGAACAGGGGCTGGGTGATATCGCCTATGAGCCCCGCCAGGGGGGGGAGATATACCGTGGCAATAGCGCGCCACCCCTCCGCGATGGTCATGACCAAGTCTTTTAGCGGCGTCAGATCCCCACCCAGGCCCCTAAACAGATTACG